TATTGGCATACCCGTTATTTACATATTTCCACCCAGAATTGTTGTACGCATTAGCAGTAAATCCGAACCCAGATGTTGAATAAGACCATAAAGATCCAGCGCCTCCTTGTAGCGCCTTAAATGTCGATCCCCAACCACTCGGCGTAACACCCAAGCCAAGGTTGCCGGAGGCGTCGAGAGTAAGAGCGTTATCCGGCGCGGACAGAGCGACTTTTACTTTTATGCCTGTAGATCCATAGGCAGAAGCAAAACCAATATTAGTTTGGTCGTTGTATACATAGCCGTAATAAGAAGCCCCACCAGACGCACCAAGAGTTATTGCGGATGAAGTTGTTGCAGACTGAACATGCAATTTAGAACTCGGCGAACTCGTCCCAATCCCTACGTTGCCAGAAGCGTCAATCCTGACCCGTTCACTGGAATTAGTTGCAAAGCCAAGGATATTCGTCCCCGGCAAATACATCCCATTCGCAGGAGCCGTTGAGCCTGTGACCGTGACGCGAGTGAATGCACCCGTATTCGGAGTCGTTGATCCTATCGGCGGCGGCGTGGCAAATGCTGTGGTTGAAGCCGTGTAGGTAACAACGTAATCAGCGATATTGACCAGATTGGTGAAGCACGGAATGAACCGTGTACGCCAGCCGCCGTTACGGAGGCCAGTGGTTGCGTTATCGTCATCGGTAACCGTCGAGCCATCGCCCCCAATCGCGGTTGGAAAAGTAACTGAACTCATAATAGCTCCTTGATTTCGTAGCCCGTCTGGTAACGTGTGGCATAGGGCTGATCGATTGCTGATAACGCTCGGATTCGTCCGAGGAATGCTCGCCTGTGTAGGTTAATCGCGTCAGAGGGGTCCCAAACGTAGAGGACTTCGGCATCCGTTCCGCTGATCTTTTGAAGGTCGTTGTTCAAAATGGCTTCTTCATTGGTCAACTGATCCAAGGTAAAACGAGCCACTCGGCAAGAATCACGCCTGTCAAAATACTCAGCCCCTGACATGGCTTGGTCAATTAGCGTTCCTGTTTCGTAAGAAATGGACGCGCCCAAAGTCATGTTATAGAACGGCTGGTAGATTGCACCGACAAATACGCGGCCAAGCTGAACGTAGCCATCTTCATTGGCCGTGTCGAAGAACTCCACCTGATAATAGCGCTCAGACACCAAGTCAGTCGGAATGTGAATCAGCGTCTTAGTAAAAAGTTCTCGATCTTCGTCCGTAATGGTCAAATCCCAAAAGCGCATATCCTCCCACTCGTAGGTTCCGAAAGGCATAATTGGCCAGACGTCCAAAGTGCCAGAATCGTATTCAAGTGTGGTATACCCGCTGTCGGAATACACCGTGTAACGATATTGAGCCGTTACCGAAAGGTTATGGTTGACGAAGGCAACAGCACCAATGATTCGAGCGGTATCAGTCGAAAATCGAAAGCGCGTACTGGAATTTGCATCATCAGTTGAACGTGCAACTTTGTTCAAAGTTCGGCTTTGAAGGTTAGTCAATGGCAATGATGCTTCCCATGACCCGTACGCACCGAACGTCGAAGTATCGATTCTGTTTTGGTAAGCAAGGATCATATTGCTCATGATTAACCCCAGAGCGTCAGCGTAGCGCGGTTCTTGGCATAGCTTGACGATATGCCGATAATTCGGAATAGAGTACCAGAATCAAGCCCAAAGCGATGCAATGTCAGGTTTGCAACTCCGTTCAAATCAGGAAGCGTTTCGGTCACATCCAACGCAATGCTGATCTGGTAAACCGTTCGCTTGACCTTGTAGAGATTCAGTACCCGCGTAGCTTCTGTGCTAGCGGCTGTTCCGTCCACGAGCAACGTATCCCGGTTAATTTCAGACGCCAACAAATACTGCGTTTGCACCGTAGCATCTGTAGCAGTGGTTGCCGCTGATGGGTATTTGAGGACGCTCTTTCGTGCCTCTGTTACACCCGCCGCGAGATCAGCAGTCTGAATGCTGTAGTTCTTAAGGTACGTCAGAATGACCTTGTACGCAGGAATGCCGCGATCAGTGTCTGATGATCGAACGGCCTCAATGTTGATGATATTGTCATCATTGATTTCAATATCTGCCGCTCCTGATGCCACAGCAAAACGACCCATGCGGAACTGGCCGGTTGCATCGTACCCGTACCATGCGCCAACGGATTGGGCAATCTGATCCATACAGGAAAGCCCAGAGTCCTCGCCATAGACCCAGATGCCGACTTCTGAACTGTTGGCAGTATCAAGAGCGGTTACATCAGCCGCGTTAATATCGCCCGAATTCACCCCGCCCTTAATGGCAATCAACTTCATGATTTGCGCGGCTGTGCGGTTACTAGAGGCGGCTCCTTGCGTGGTATCACAAGTGATGAGTCCTGCCGGGGTTGATCCGAGTCGGAAATATGATCCTGTCGAAGTCGATAAGACGCGATAGTTTCCAGCGGCAGGGGCATTGGTTTCCATGTCCGAGACATTGGAATACGCCGCGCCTTTGGTCAGCCCGGCTCCTTTGTCATATACCGCAGTGACATCGGAGATGGATGAATCGTTGACTTGGAAAATAAGCCGAGACGTATTCACACACGGAGGCTGGACGTTATAGACCTTGCCATAGACAACCGGCTTTTTCTGACCTTTGAGATCGGCAACGCCTTCAAGCCCTGAAGGAAGGCTATTGGTTCCAGCGAATTCTGTCTTTTGTAACGGGAGTTCCAGAACCGCCAATTTGTCACGCGCAAGTACCGTGACAGTATTGAACGTGAACTCTACCTGTTCCATCGTCCCAGACAGGATTGTGGTGAAAGTCGAATACGCCTCCGTGGGGTTGCCGACTTTTATGGTCAATGCGCGATTGTCATAGCTATAGTTCGCCATGTAATCAAGACCGCCATCAACGTTCGACAGTTCTACTACGCCGTATCCCACGCGACTTGCGCCAGAGGTTGTGCCTGACGCAAACAGGTTGCGCGTAATGTCAGCCGGGGTTTTGATCCTTGGCTCATAGTAAGTGTTGGCCGGGGAGTCAGTCGGTTTGGTGACATAGTTCTCGGTACAAAACCGCAGAGTAGTTGTAGCCCCTGCGGAATTTGTTGCGGCTACGATTTCGACAAGGTAAATCATGCGGATGCCTCAACCTTGGCGATGCGCGTTGATTCAGCGGTTTCATTGCGGATCTCTGAAAGCTGAGTGATGAGTTCACGGTTAGCCGCTGATTGCAGTCTGACCAATGCTTGTAATTCACCGATCTGCTCCTTGAGAAGCGCAGTTTGCTCGGCACTGGTAATCACCACCGCGTCCTTGATCGTCTTGAAGAAGTTGGCCGTTGCTCCTGCGGTTGATACGTAACCACCGCCAGAACTAATCAATTCGGGGCCATATTCGCCAACTAGTGAAAGTCCCGCACCCATTGCGCCACCTTTGGCAAATCCCGGTACAAAGCCTTTAGCAATAAGCTCTTTGTATTCCTGACTGGCTTTAAAATTTTCGTCTGCAACTTGTTTGGCTGTTTTTGTTCCATTAATTAAAACGTTAGCATGACCAAGAATCGCAGCATCATTTTCCGGTTCCCGGCCTAACAATTGACGATAATACAACCTGATGATATTCATGGCATCAGATTGGCTGTATTTTATTTTTGAATTATTGCCGTAGGGGTTAAACCCTAATGCACCACCGGGGATTTCACGCACAGGAGCCGGGGTAACCACCACCGGCACTTTTGGTACAGGTATCGGGTTAGCGGGTGATCCTGGCGGTGTGGGAGCCGGGGTAACCACCACCGGCACTTTTGGTACAGGTATCGGGTTAGCGGGTGATCCTGGCGGTGTGGGAGCCGGTGTCGGTGCTACCGTAGGCGTTTTAGCCAGAGTCTCTACGGCCTTGGCGTAACTCGCCATCGTTTTATTCAGCGTTTCCACTGCCGCCGATACGGTCAACGTGCTAGCGTTCAGCGTGACCAGAGCGTTGTAGCTATTCGCCGCAACAGTCAGTTGATTCTCAGCGATTGACGCTTGGTCCTCCGCGTACTGAGAGGATTTTTCAAGCGCAGAGGTGACTGAAGTAAAGTCAGATTGGAACTGCGTATTGGATGCGTTGTATTCGCGTGAAGCATCCAAGAAATCCTTACCGGCCTTGGTGATCTCAGCCAGTGCTGATTCATCGCCAGCCACAGCCAGTGCGCTGATTCTCTGGAATTCCTGCCGAGCAATACGGTAGCGTTCTTCTGGGCTGATGAATGTAGATCGTCCACCCGTCAATTCTTCAAGGTAGGCCCGGATCGTCTTGGAGTAGCTCAAGAATCGTTCCTGTACCTTTTGCAGATCCTGGTACGCCTTCTGCATTGCAGAGAACGCAGAATCGACGTTTTTCTGTAGGCTTGCGATCAGGTCATCTTGGATCTTCTGCGCGGCATCGGCGGCTTGCTTGGCGGCTTCAGCCTGTGCATCGGCCAATTCCTGTGAAGCATCCGTAAGATCAGAGAACTTTCCGTTAAGCGCCAGAAACTGAGCGAACAATTTCTTGCCCTGTTCGGTAGACGTATCCATGCCCATCGCAATGGCATAGAACTCGTCCTTGGATTTCGGCATGGAAATACCAAGTTCAGCAAATGCTTTGGTCAATTCATTGGTGTCTGCGGTGACTCGCTGTTGGTCCGTCATGAAGTTTTCGCGGAATGACTGAAGCGATTCTTCAAACGCCGACAAACCGCCTGCCGCGTTAATCATGGTGCGATCAATGTTTTCCGTACCAAATCCCGCACCACGCATCAAGTTGGTGATGTTGAGGATCTGTTTGTACGCATCGATAATGTCTTCAGCAGAACCCGTCAGTTGCTTTACATACTTCCGAGTTCCTTCAGACAAGTCACCCTGCGCCATGATGGTCTGACGAGTAATCTCTGCGGCAACGTCCTTGTTTTTGTCGGTGATTTCGGTGTACTTAATGGCTTCCATGCCAAGCAGTTCAAGACTGCCATTAGCCCTATTTATGCCTTCTGCAACACGCGAAATTGTTTCAAAATAACCTTCACCGGATTGCTGAAAGTCTTTAAATTCTGGCAATGCTTTCATCGCCATAGTGTCAGACATGGCCGAAAATGCTGCCTCTAATTTCTTTGCGGCGTCTTCTGCGCTTAATCCGGCAACGTCTACAATTTGTCCTTTAAGAGTAAAACCTTTGAGGCGTTCAACAATATCTTTTTCAGTAACCCCAATCACTTTTCCAACTTCAGCAATCCCATTTTTAAGCGCAATAATTACGCCTCCAAATGCTCTGGCAAATTTGTCACCGTACTCGGCAACCATGGTTTGGCCTTTCTTGATTGTGACCATCATCTGACTAGATTCAGTTTCAATCCGAGCACCAATAAAACCTTCGTACCGCCCACTGGACAAAACTTTGCTGAGTTTTTGATCTCTAAATATAAATCCTGCTTGTTTGACTCCATCACCAAACTTCAACATAAGATCAGAGATGATCGGAGTAAGATCCGAAGCAATCAAATTCTCAACGCCACCTAGTGCATCGCGGATCTGATACAACGCATCGAGCATATCCGCTGAATAATTGAGGTCATTGGATGAGTTTTCTTCAATGATCCCAATGGACTTGCTGATGCTTTCTGACACTGCCAGCGGGTCGCCTTTGACCGTGCCAGTACCAGGCTCCGGCGGTTTGACTGTGGTTGCAGAAGACCCCCCGCCGCCACCGCCCACAGCAATACCGATAGCCGCCATGAATGCCAGCATTGCCGCCGCACGAATGATGCCGGTGTAGGGATCACCCTGACCGGCATCGGCTACTGCCTTGGTTGCGGATGTGACTGCGCCCGTAGCATCTGAAGCTTGCTGCGCCGCATTGTTGGCAATCTTTGCCGTAGTCTTTGCGCTTTCCATTCCAAGGAACTGAGCTAGCATTGCGCCCATGTCACCCATCTGTTTTGCAAATGACAAAGCAGACTGCGCCATTTCAAAGACACGGAAAACCTTAACCGCCGCGCCCATTGCTTCATAGCCCTTGGTTCCTTTTTTGAAGAACCCTTGGGCCGCTTGGGTCATGTCACCATAAGATTTGATCTGGGCTTTGGCCTGCTTACGAGCGGCATCATCGTTAATTTCGGTGATACGCTTCTGGTCGCCTTCAGCTTTATCAACAGCTTCCTTACGAGCGATCTCAATCGTGGCTGATTGCTTATCGTACTCAGCCATTGCCACCGACATCCCGCCGATAGCCGCGCCGACCTCGCCAAAGGCTTCAGCAAGCCCTGTAGCCATCTCCTTGGCGTATTCCAGGTTGGATGACATGATCTCCAACTGGCGCAGTGCTTCTTCCTTGACGAGGGCCTCGTTGGCTTGCTGACGCGCTTCAGCCAGAGATTGTTCAGCCGCTTGAATCTGCCCAATGGCATCGAGTTCGATCTGAGTACGCTCGGCGCGTTTAACCGTCAGTTCAGTTTCGAGTTCTGCCTGTTTGGTGGTCAACTCAAGACGTTCGGCCTGTTTTAGCTTATGTGCGTCTGCGGCATCAATTTCCTGTTGAACGCCATTCAGTTTGACCTGTGTGGTTTCAATTTCCTTGTTAAGCACCGATTGGCGAAGATTAGTTTCCTGATTGATGGAATCAATAATTTTGGCTTGTGCTTCTTCGGCAATAGAAACGCGCATGGTTTCGCTTTTGGTCGCACGAATCTTGAGTTCCGCAATGCCCTTGATCTGATCGGCTTCAAGTTCAAATCGCTTCTTGCTGTTGTTGGCGTTGGCCGCAAAGATTTTCTCTGAGTTCGATGCCGCACTGATCTGAGCATCGATAAGCGCCTTGAATGCCGCTTCAGCATCTTTGGCTTCCTTGGCTGCCTGTTTTGCATCACCACCTACGCCCTTGGGAGTAAGTTGGGGCTGAGTAGTCGGCTTGACGGTGGGCTTGGCCGCGAGATCCGCGATAGGCACGTTACCTTGAGCCAAGTTCATCAACTTAGCTATTTCCGGGTCTACTTGCGGCAGTTTCCCGTAAATACGATCTAGGTTTTCAAGAAACGCGGGAACCATATCGTATAGCTCGCCAAATACGCCCCTTGCACCGGCCATAGCCTGTGCAATCGTGTTAATGACTGCGGCTATGTCTTTGCCCTTGCCTTCAACTGTCGTTAAGGCTTCAGCCAAGTCTAGGATCATGTTGGATAGCGCGGCACTGGCCCCAGTAGCATCATCCGTTTCACCAACGTACTGAACAAAGCTATTGCTTAATACCGTAAACGCATTGGCAATGGTGGGCACTTTGCGAGCGGCCAATGCTTCAAATTCCCCACCCAATTTGATGGTGGCGTCGATCAGCATTTCGTTGGTCAGCGCCTGTTTAGAAATCGCTTCCTTCAGCGTTCCATACTTGGCGATAAGACCGGGGAATTCTCTCTGCAATCCGCGCCATAGGGCTTGGTTAGAGTCGATGATCGTGTTCATTTCTTCCATCTGGACCTTTGGCCCGGAGATGGCTTGCGCGAACTGACGGAAAGTCTCAGCGGCGTCTACGGTGTTATTGCCACTGATGAGCAAAGACGCGCTGAGTGAGGATACGACTTTGGTGGTATCAGCCGTGTTGCGCCCGAGAGACGCTACGATAGGATTGAACTTGGCATACGCCGCAGCAACATCGGTGACGCTGGTGTAATACTTGTTGGCGATATTTACTGAGTCGGTAAATGCCTTGTTCAGTTCAGCTTGAGAATACGTGGCCAAGTCTAATTTAGACTTGAGATTCGTATACGCATCAGCGGCTTCACCAACGTGGCGTACTGAGTCGCGTAAGAATCTAGCGATCTCAATACCGACGATCAAAACAAAAGTGCTGCGTAAAGTTGTCGCCGCCTTGTTTAGCGAATCCATGCCGCCAGCGGCTTTACGCATCATGGAATCCGTGACGCCTAAAGACTCGGCTAATTTGTGCGTATCTTGTGCGGCACTAGAGGCTGCGGATCCCGCTTGCTTAACTGAAGTCGCAGCGGTATTAGATGCTTTGCCTACATTCTTGATCGAAACCTCGGCCTTGACCGAGGCTTCGCCCATCTTTTCCAAGTCCTTGGCCGCATTCAGAGCCTGAGTGGAATCAACTTTGACGTAAATTGAGTAAGTTTCGCCACTCATTTTTTCTGGCTCCGTTTTCTGATTTCTTCCGCTTGCACAGACATATAGGTCGCATCAAGCGCCATGATAGCCTGTACCTCTAGCGGATCTGGGACAACTCCTGTCAGTTGGGACCAAGATACGATTTCGCTATAGCATATAGGGTTTTGCCCAAAACCGTTACTAGCGCGAGTTCGATTGAGTTCAAGGAACCATTGCCAGCAATGAATCACGGCTTCCGGGGGTTTGAGTGACTGGTATTCCTCTGGCATCTGGCCGGTGGCTTTGAAAATGCTTGTAGCATGATCTCTGAGCCGACTACCATCATCCTGGGGAGCGTCTAACTCAAACTCCCTTCGTCCGAATTCTACCAAGTCACGAATCAGTTCTTGGTAAAGTTTCCCAAGTTGTTTGACGCCTCAAAAATCTGTTCCCTGATTTCTGAGTTGTTGGTGCAGAGAATGAGTGCCGCTTCTGGGCTGTAGGCTTCTGCAATACCACGCCATCCGCAAACACGGATAGCCGCCGCTTCGATGCCAAACTGTTCGTCATCTTCGATGAGTCGCTCAACTTCCTTGCCACGCTTGGCCGCAATGGCTTCCTGTGTACGGCGGCGATTCAGCGTCTTTCTGATCCATTCCTGTACCTTGGGGGCCTGTGACCCCAAAACGCTGATGTAGACGCCTGTAGGCCGTCCATCGGGACGAAAGTATTCAAACTCAAATGAGTTCTCGCTCGCGGCAACCAGGTTAAGGTCATCCAGCGAAATTCCTGTGTTTTTAGTCATGTTCGGTTCCTGTTTTAACAAAAGGTGAGCGGGGGCGTGTGAGGCCCCCTCTCGCTTACTTGCGACTTTATGCCGCAGAGTCTTGCACCATGATGGTTGATGCGTAGTTCGCCGCAGAAGCCCCGCCAGCGGTGTTCTTGAGAGCAACGAACGGGAAGGTGCGGGTCAGACCATTCTGACCGTCACCAACGTCTGCACCACCAACCTTGACTCGGCTCATCTGGAAGCTGACAAAATCAGCGGCCTTGTCACTGGAAGTAGTCATCACAACATTGACTGCGACTTCCGTTTCGTCAATGAAGTAGTCGCGGAAGGTTGCATCGGTGAAGTAGACCGTCATGTTGCCGGTTACACCAACAGTGCCCTGGAATACATCAGGGCGGTTGTTAGAACCAACCACTGCATCCGCCGCCACCGTGTTGCCGTTGACGTCAAAGTCAATGGCGGTAACAACTGCAACTGCGGATCCACCAACGAACAGAAGTCCGTTTGCGCCAGCCACAGCGCCAGAAGTGCTAATAGATGACGGAGAGGTCAGGATCTGTGATGCGCCGGTTGACATACCAAGACCAACCAACGGGAAGTTGACGGTTGCAAGACCCGTAGCCGGTACAGAAACAGCGGCGTTGGTGATGCAAACGTCAGAGAATACTTCCGACTGTGAAATATCGCTGAACCAATGCTCAACGGTGTAGTAATCATGCGTCTGAGAAGACTCAGGAACGTAGGACACCTTGCCGGGGACCGCAACGGTAACGCCAGTGACTGAAGTGGATTCATTTGCCAGAGCCACGCCATTCAGAGGGCTTACGGTCAAAGTGCTTGAAGTCACACCGGTTACAAGAAGGTTCTTGCCGGTATTGGCCGCAACAAGCGTACCGCCAGAAAGACGAACCACCATGCCGATCTTGATGCCAGAGGTCAGCGGGTTGCCGGTCTGGAACGTGATGACGCCAGTAGAAGCTACCAGGGTAATAGCCGCTGAAGTCATGGAAGAAACAGCGGTAAAGTCCTGACGCAGAACGGATGCCATCAGATCCTTGTAAGTTCCCGGTGAAACTTCACCAGCGATTGAACCCGTGACTTGCTTCGGGCCATGACGGTAGTCAGCGATCTGCTGGTCAGGACGGATTTCCGCTGACTGGTACGCTTCCTTGGTCAGGTTGATCGTTGAACTGGTACGGCGAAGCTGTTGACCACCAGATCCAGATGCAGGGGAGCCAAGCCCGGACTGCTTTTTGTAAGCAAGAATCTTGCTTACGCCTTGTGCGATATTTGCCATTTGTGTCTACCTCTTACGAAGGAAAAATGTCTGCCGAAAAGTAAATCGTAACCGGGACGCGATAACGATCTCCATCAATGATTGCCGGTGCAATCGTTGGGGTGCGATCAATCAGAACATCAGTACCGCCTGACGATAGACCCAATCCACGCCGAAACTGATCTCGGACCAGTTCAGCCCTTGTTGCCGCCGCCTTCGGACCTGTCCCCGGTGGATAGCACAACAAAACTTGTAAGAACCCCGTGACACGATACATTGCATCGCCCAACGTAGGGTTCTCTGTACCCGCCAACAGCAGATTGACTTGCTGATACGGTGTGCCGGTAACAGGAGTATACGGCACTCCTTCCCATGCCGTAGCAAGAGCGGGTGTCATCGCATTCAACCGTGTTTCCAAAGCGGCCCGGATATTGACGATGCTCATTTATATCCCCCCGCAATTCGCAATACATTCAGTCGTACCATTGCGTGAGGCCCTGCTTGCGGACTATGCCCGTACTCTAGCTTTTGAATATAGTGCACATTGTTAGAAAGCCACACTACTTGGCCAGCTTTTAATGGAACTACCGACGCAATCTCATTCATCACGGCTTCACCAGTAGGATCAAGCCGGTCTATTTCTTCAGTTATTGGCGATCCTATGGAAGGTAACCAATTGCCTTTGGCCCGTCCCGTATCAACCGGCGTGGTTTTGACGATGCTGTAATCAAGATCAAGCGTTAAATATCGAACTTCAGCGTCGATGTTGCCCTTGATTTTATCTATGATGACATCAAGGCTCATTTTCGCACCTGAGACACATATACCGCAGCTTGTTCACCTGACCAAATGGTTTCAACGGCGACGACCGTATAAACGTCTGAGCCGACCGTGAAGCGATCATTGGGCTTGGGTTCGGTGTTTCCCTGCGCGGCGATCATTAGCTTCTTGTCGTTGATCTGAACAAGCCCAGAGGCGTAGGCCTCACCGGGGTAATCCTCAAGGACGGCCTTGGGCACACCGACAGTCGCTGACCCGCCAGAGACTTCACCTGTGATCGGATCATAGGTTCCTTCGGTCACAAGCGTATGCGATACGGATTTGCCGTATTTGTTTATCAGCTTGACCGCTGTCGCTCTAGCCTTGGTGTCGAGGGCTGTCATGTCCGCATCAACTTCACTTGATTGGCACTAGAGGCAAAATAAATGCTCAAAGTGCTTTCAATCTGCAAATATCGCTTAAATTGTGGGCTGTATTTGTCGTATTCGACTTCAATCGGCCCGACCTTTTCACGAATCGTCTGTTGGCTTTGATCTTCCAAAAGGGTTTCAGAATTGGCTTTTAGCGCAAACTCGGCACACGCATTCTTGACCTGGGTGGGAACGATATCGAAATCAACGTACTCAGGGTAAGCATTGACTGAGCAAATGTCCCTGATCGGTACATAGATGCGGGGCCAGTCGAGTGCCTGGGTGTTGACGTATCTATAGCCGTCCCAGCGAAGCCGATATACAGCCACCATGTAGTCAGTAGAGATACGGAGCAATCGTTCCTTCTCAGCGGTTGTAAGTGCCGCCCAATCGGTGTTGCCTCTGTTGCTGTGGTAGGTATCCGCATCCGCTACGCTGATGTAGCTTTCTGCGTTGTCCTTACCCGTGCCATCTTCAACGATTAGTGTCATTCTTCCACCCACTCAATCATGCCGTAGACACCAGACCCATTGATAACGGTATTGTCTGCAAATATCAAAATCCCTTCGCCGGGAAGCAAAATGAATCCTTCCAGATGGTCAAAGTCAATCGTAGATGCTGAACCCGTAGTCTTGCTGACAATCGACCGCTCAAGGAAGTATTCTTCCCGAGTCACCCCCGTCATGGTCAATCCGCCATTGGCGCGATTGATAATCATCTTGCTCGGTTCTTCGTTATTGTCATACCGAGTAGGAATTATGCTATCACCGCCTGTCGGATGTCCCTTGATCCTTTGCCAACCATAGATGGAATTTCCCGTTCCACCGGCATCAGCGGAGTCAAGTTGCAAGTGCATCCGAATCAGTCGAACAGACAAAACGTCTGAGTTGTACCAAGACTGATAACAAGTGTCTTCAGTAAAGGTCGTCGGCTTGACGGCGATGCGTGAGCAATACCTTTTCATTTCTTGGCCTTTGCTTTGGCTTTACGCGCGGTGGATAGCGCAATGGCTACCGCTTGCTTCTGCGACTTTCCCGACTTCATCTCGGTCTTGATGTTCGCACTCACTGATTTCTGACTGAAGCCTTTTTTCAGGGGCATCGCGGTATCCTCAAAATTAGGTGGGGAAGTAAGAACCGGCACAGGAATCCGGGAACCTCCCCGATAGGTTAGGCTGGCTCGTATCCACCGGCCTTGTAGTTGTCCACCTCTTGAGGAGGAACAGCTACTTCATACGGAGGCGGGTAGATTTCTGGATCTCGCTTGAGAACCACAAAGCCTACTGCCTTTTCCTGTTTTTCCTTTTTCTCGGTCATGTTCAATCCTCGTTAGAGATGGGCCACACCTTATAGCATGGCCCGATCAACATTAGCCGAGCAGAAGCGCAACGTTGTTGGGCTTCCAAACCTTCACGCCAAACAGGGCACGAACTTCGATCATGGTCTTCATGTAGCCCTTGTAGACTGCAATTTCGAATACCAGACCTGAGTAGGGGTCCTGTACGGTCATGATGTCAACAGCGGCGTCACCACCAGCCGGGAGAGCCGGAGGACGAATACCGAGTTCGATAGCAGTCCGGTGGAATGCTACGTTTGCGGTGA